ACCTTTCCCTATAACCGCACCTGATCCTCTTGTTTTTAATTCTGTATCCCGCGTCTCTAGGTCAATTGCTATTTCATCATAAGATCTTAAATCAGGGTACTCGGTGTGAGCAACCCATTCTGTGGCAGGTAAAATCATTTATTGTCTTTCAATTTTTTAATTTCTAATTGGCAGTAATGAATTATTTTTTCTAAATCTTCTACCTTATTTTTAAATAAATATCTGCAAACATATTTCACAACGTTGCCCTGGAAGAAACTTAAATTGTTTTTTGAAATAAATTCATATGGTTGAATTTTAAATTTTTTATAATGAGATCCGCCGATTTGTTTATTCTGTGGAAATGCATCATCAAATATATCTTTATTGGTCATAGTTGATACTCCTTTATTTTCTTTTTTGCTTTTAGTTTATATAAATTATTTCTTGCTCTCGTGATACCTACATACCATACTCTATTCTCCTCATCTTGTTTGTCAACACTTAATCTAATTCCTTTTTGAACTTTACTACCCTGATGTAAAGATAGAA